ACACCCCTTCGGAATATACCGTATCAATATCAGATATTGCTATAATATGTATTTGAGCATATCTGATTCCAAAATTTAACATTTTAGATTTTGGAAAAATTTTATCATTACCATTATATTGTAAAACATGTAAATTTAGAATAAGAAAAATCAGAATTAGATACTAAAATTAAAACTGGCTGATACTTTTCGAAAATATCCTTATTTCAATTTAAATAATTCTCTATCCGCCGTCTTTCTATATTCCATGCCAGTAACAACAATCGATAACTTAGATTCCATAAATCAAATCCTTACATTCTACATACTTTGACTTGAGTATAAATAGTAATTGGAACTCCATAATAAGATTGATCAAATTTACAAAGATAAACATCGTTAGAAACTTGATAAACACTAAGTTTCATATCAGACGCAATATCTAACAAATATGGCATTGAAATCATTTTAAATTCACAATCTTCAATTTCTTTATTTAAAATGATATTGTTAGCAAAATGCCCAGAATCTTCATGATTTTTAGTTTCAGCCATCAAACTTCCAATATTTTCAATGACACGGCATTTCAAAATATCACTTTGAAATCCCTGAACAATACTAGAAATACGTCTCTTTAAATAATTATTAATGGTATATGAAAAAATAAGATTTTCTTCATCACAACGAATCATTTGAGAAAATTCATTATCTGGGATAAATTTATTATCGATATACTTTTGTACTGGTTTTCTGAAAACGATCTTTCCCATTGGATCTTTAATCTCATAATTACTTTCATTACATTCCAAAATAATATTTTTATCTTCCATCTGAATATTATCATCTACTTCGAAAGATTTTAAAAGACCAATTTTCTGTTTCATCAAACTAAATTGCAACGAATTAGTATCTAAAATAGAACTTAAATCCATTGATATAATAGCTTGCCTATCATTAATTCGGCATCTCACAATACCATTCTGAATATCACAATCATTACAACAGTTTTCAAAAACCTTTAAAAGAGTCAATAATTTAGAAAAATCATCTCTACTAACTGTAAGTTGATAATCGGTTTCCGTCGACATATTTGAATCTTCCTTTTCTCTATTTATTTAGATATGAATTTAACAACATCAAGATAAATAAAACCACCTTTTTTAATGATTTTAATATTATCTATGAAAATTAAAGTTCTCTCAATATTATCGATTAATTCAATGATTCGATCAATATTTTGAACTTTACCTCCTGTATTTTCCTTCAAAGCAAAAATCATTCGAACACATTTTCTATTTTCTTTTTTGGTTTGAACGAAACTCCAATAAGAATCTCCTCTAAAAATAAATTGGCCTTTTTTCTCACAAGACTTAGTAATATCATCAATAGATTTACTTTCTTCTACAACAATACCATTTGATAATACTTCACGGTACAAACGAATTATTGCTTTAGCTTGTGAAATTGCCATTTTATAATAATCTCCAAATATATTTTTAAGTTTTTATTTTATTCTAGAAATTATCATCAGTATCTTTTAAACAATTTGACTTGGAACTGGCGGAAAAACACCAAAATCCTTTCCTCGTTTATTCATATAAATTTTACATGTTTTAATTAAATGACTATTTTCTTTTCTCATTTTATTATACCAATAAGCGGGCTTATCAGTATCACTTAAAATTACAATGTCGGCTTTATAAATACTTTCATCATAACAAACTGATTTGAGTAAAGAACCATATGAAAAAGTATTTCCACTAGCAAACAATCTAACTTTATCTTTTAATCCTAACGAATCAAAAGCATATTCGCTTAAAATATCAAAATTTCCTTCTGATAGTACTATAGTATTTCCATAACTACATATTGGAATTTTCCAATAGTCTAAAAGATATAACGGATCAGTTTGTAATGGAACTTTTTTAAACTTAAATGTTGCCTTATCATCAATATTTCTACAATAAAGTAAAGTATTATTGGCACTCAAAAAACAAACAAAATTTCTATGTAAAATATCAGCTTCCCAATCGGATACTAACTTACCCTGACCTACAATATCTAAGTTATTTATTTTTAAAAATTCGAAAAAATTTAAAACGAGGTTTGGAACTTCTTCAGCAGTTATTTTATTACCTGTTCGTTTTCGAATATATATTTTCTTTTCAGAAAATCTTTCTTCTGCTGTATTTGGAAGTTTATATGAAACTGTTCTTTTTTTAGCTGAATATTGTTTACTTTTTTGGTATGAATTTTTTAACTCATCATCATTAATAACTTCTTTATATAGATTTTTATTTCCAGATAAATCAGTAATTAATTTTGGAATGGAAACAGCATTATTACAATACCAGCAATGAGCAACGGGTATTTCAGAATTTTTAGATACATATAAATGACCCTTTTTTCGTGGATCTGGGTGATCTGAACAATAAGGACAAATACAAATAAAATTCTTTGGCTTATCATCAAGATAAATTTTATTTTCAATAAGTATTAACTTTAGTCGTTCAATATCCATAATTTTTCATTATTTTCCTCTTTTATTTCCCCAAAGAAGAACATGTAATTGAGGTAAAATGGTTATATCATATCTACCATCATTTAAAACTTTATCAATTACTTCTCTCATTTTTTTAAAGAGCGAATCAAAATCAGGATTTCCGGGTGTTTCATTACATGGTGTAATATATTTTTCAATTTCCGGAAATCTATTAAATACTTCTAAAGCATATTGATAATCTTTTTCGTCTTTAACAACTATTTTAATCGAAACTTTCTTTTTATTATCAATATAAGAAATACTTTCGCTCAATTTATCCCAATTAGTAACCATACCAGAACTAGGGGGTTTCGGAGAGAAGGTAATAAAATCTAAATTATTAAACCACTTTCTAGGAATAGAACCTTGAGTTTCTATAGTAAAGGTATATCCATCTTTTTTACCTAGTTTAATAACTTTCGATAAATCATATATCGCTGGATTTCCTCCAGAAAATGTTACAAGCATTGGGATATTTTTAGATAGAGATTTTACCCGTTGTATAATATCTTCATCTGTCATTTCGATCCAATCCTTTTTATATTTTGGATCTACAGCATAAAGAGTATCACACCAATTACATCTATAATCACACCCACCAGTTCTTACAAATACAGTAGGATAGCCAATATGATAACCTTCTCCTTGAATTGTTGGACCAAAAATTTCACTAATTAACATTGATATATCACTCCTATCTAATTTGAGGGCCATGATCAATAATTTGATCAGAAAATAAATTAGACATTTGTACACATGTCCAATTACAGCCTTGACAATATCTTCTCATATCAACACCTATAGTATTCTTAAAAGAAGATTGAATTTTACCGTTTTCATCGATTACTTGATTAAGAGAAAGTTTCGGACTTTCAATTCCTCTAATTCTCAAACATAATCTAAATGAGCCATCTGAATCAATAGTTACATTATGAATATTATTTTCTAGATGGCAAAAACCACAACTAGGTAACATATCATAAATGATATCTAAAAGTTCTGGCATATGAATCAATAAAGTTTTATCAGATTTGATCTTATCAAATTGTTCTTTAATATCTTTATCTTTTGTGACCATTTCTTTTGAATCGGTTACTCTAGCAAAATCATAATATTTATTTTTAGAATCATCTAAAGTTGTAATACTACTGTAAATTCCATTCTTACTGAGTTCTTTAACTACATCATATAAATAAGGAACAGTAGATTTCATAACAGTTATTTCAGCAACGGCATCAATAACCATTCCTTTATTTTTCATTTCAATTAATCTACTAAGACCATCATTAGATTTCTTAGTGATAAAATTTTTTCCCTTTTCTGAATTTGAAAATTTAATCTGATTGCTTTGATCCATTATCGCAATAGGATCTACTGAAGATGAAAAACCTTTATAAGGTCCACATTTTTCATATACCTCTTGAATTTTCTCTTGAATCTGATCTGTGTTATTACTAATTACAGTATAGAAGATATTATTTTCATTACAATGTTTAATGATCTTCCATAAATCTTTATACACAAATGGTTCACCGCCATATATTACAAAAAATACTTTGGGATTATTTTTAACTAAACGATCAAAGATCTCAATCCATTGTTCTCCAGTTAGTTCATTCTTTTTGTAATCTTGGATTTTTGTATATTCGTCTGGAATATTTGGATAATCTCTAACGATATTACAATAACTACAAGATAAGTTACATCTACGAGTTAAAAGAATATTAGCGATTTGAATAGTATCCATAAGTAAGTTAACCTCTTTAATTTTTTCTAACTTCATTTATTTTCCTTCTAATGTATTAAACACGAATTGTTTTCTTTCTAATGTTTGTTCTACTGTATATGGAATTTTAACGATTGGTAATAAATCTAAATGTGTATTTATAAAACCATCAAACATTCTTCTAATTTTATTTTCAGATTCTATATCTCTTTTACACCCATCATTATAAGGATTTTCATTGGATACATAGAAAACTGTTTTATATCTGTTAATTTGTTTGATTACGAATTCATCATAAATTTCACTTAGTACCGACTGATTCTGATATTTATCATTTGATGAAGTAATTAACATACAATAAATATATGTTAACCAGATTGGGCTATCACTAAAAATATATTTATTAGTTCCTTTACAAAGTAAATCTTCCCGTTCTTTTTGTTTTATTCCTAGACGATATTGATCTGATTGATGTTCTGGGAAACCATATTTAAAAATAAATTCTCTAGCATATTCAGTACATACATCTGTTGAAATTTTATTCAACATGAAAAACTCTTTTAAAGCGCAAGCAAGAATTGTTTTTCCTGATCCGGGTCCGCCTATAAATCCTATCAACTCAGACATAAAAACTCCTAATCATTTAATACTATTTTTCTTTGCTTTTTAGTTTTTCGAATTTTATCAATTGTTTCAAATCCGGGTTCTCCTAATATACCATCAACAAATCCATAATCAATAGCTTCTTCTGGATTTAAAAACCAATCAACTTTTTTAATCATTTGATGATGTAGATATTTCATAATATCTTTTTTATCATATTTCTTTTTAATGAAAAAAGGTCCATCGATACACCGTGAAGCATAAATTTCAAACATTCGTTGATCTTCTTTTTTATATTGATCAATCGAATTATAAACTTCTGGATTATTACCAGCAATTGAAATACTTCCATAATGAACCATAAATTCAGTATTCGGTAACAATACTCTGTTATCACATGCTTGAATTGTAATACTACTCATTGATTTTGAATGAGCATAAGCTAGCATAGTTGTTGGAGATGGAGATGCAATCAAAGCATCATATATGGCTATACCATAATTCCAAATTCCTCCCACTGATTGTTGATGAATTAAAATATTGGAACTCTTAATCATATTCAATAAATTTAAATTTTTGATAAATATATTTGCCATTCTATGATCAACACCAGCTTCATCATCTGATTCTGATTCAAACCATGAATGCAAATAGATCTCTCTTGACTTTATATTTACTGAATATTCGTGAATATCGTGAAGTAAATTTCTAGAATCTGTCAAAGAAATTTTGTTTTTAGATGACGTTGACAAGAGTTATCTCCTTTTAATATATTCTGATTTTGAATTTTTTATTCTATTTAGAAATTAAAATCCACTGATCATCTCTAGATGTTTTAATTTTAAACAAACGATATTTACCTTTTAATAATTTTCCTTTAAAATCTAATTCGAAATATTTATTTGTGAATACTGAAATTGATACATTTCCGCTATCTATATTTTTTAATCGATAGCTTTTTAAAGATAACCATCTAGGATCATGATCTCTAGTTTTAACTAATATTGTTTTATTTGAAATTGTTTTTAGAAAGTTAGATGGAGCAGCAAAGGAGTGTAAAAGTTTATTATTTTTTGGATCTAAAAATCTTATATCATAATGAATAGATCCAGATCGAGGTTGATGTTCATGAATAATAAAAGGAACATCTTTAACTTGTAAAGCCTCATTTATAATTTGATATCCATTCACGTAATTTTATCTTTCCTTTTATCTAAAGGCATCATTTTATCTACTCTAAATCTGTAAAGAGAATATGTACCTTTAGTAGTAATTACTTGTGGTTGATTATTTCTATCTGTGGTGAATCCTTTAACAATAGCTTTTCTATTTTTAAATCTTCCAACTAATAAAACATCCCCAATTTTAATATCTGGATTGGAATATTCTAATAGAAAATTTGAAACGATAGAATAACCATTCATATTATAATCCTTTTTATTTAGTTCGCAAATAGATCAAAATAATCTACATAAAAAAGAGGATCCCATTGGGGGATCCTCTTCTCATGTTTATCAACAAGAACGTTAGTCCTTGTTGATAAA